ATGAAAAGAAGTATCAAAATAGCAGCAACAACAGCTGCAGCTGTTTCATCAGCTATGCTTGTTAAAAAAGCAAAAGAAAATAAAGTAGAAGAAAAAGAAAATACGTATCGTAATACTGAACTTGGTAAACATGATAAAAATTCTAAAGGAATTTATTATACAAATGGTAACTATGAAGCATTTGCTAGACCTAAAAAACCTGAAGGTGTAGAAAATAAAAGTGCTTATTTAATTGGTAGTGGACTAGCTTCATTAGCTGCTGCATGTTTTTTAGTAAGAGATGGACAAATGCCAGGAAAGAATATTCATATTTTAGAAGCAATGGATATTGCTGGTGGGGCTTGTGATGGTATCTTTGATCCAACAGCAGGTTATATTATGCGTGGTGGAAGAGAAATGGAAAACCACTTTGAATGTTTATGGGATTTATTTAGAAGTATTCCTTCTTTAGAAATTAAAGATGCCAGTGTTTTAGATGAATTTTATTGGTTAAATAAAGAAGATCCTAACTACTCATTATGTAGAGCAACAGTGAATCGTGGACAAGATGCTAAGACCAATAATCAATTTGGTTTAAGTCAAAAAGGGTGTATGGAAATTATGAAACTCTTTATGACTAAAGATGAAGATCTCTATGATAAAACAATTGAAGATGTCTTTGATGAAGAAGTTTTTGATTCAACATTTTGGATGTATTGGCGTACTATGTTTGCCTTTGAAAACTGGCACAGTGCCTTAGAAATGAAACTCTATTTCCAAAGATTTATTCATCATATATCAGGATTACCTGATTTTAGTGCTTTAAAATTTACAAGATATAATCAATATGAATCCCTTATTTTACCAATGAAAAAATACTTAGAAAAACATGGTGTAGATTTTCAATTTAACAGCGAAGTAACAAATATTATATTTGATACAACACCTGATAAAAAAGTAGCTAAAGTTATTGAATGTAAAGTAAATGGTAAAGATAAAAATATTCAATTAACTGAAAATGATTTAGTCTTTATTACAAATGGTAGTTGTGTAGAAGGAACAATCTATGGAGATCAAGATCATGCTCCTCAAGGAGATGCTAAAGTAGCAAAAAGTGGTTGTTGGGATTTATGGAAAAATATTGCTAAACAAGATGCTTCATTTGGACATCCTGAAAAATTCTGTAGTGATATTGAAAAAACAAATTGGGAATCAGCTACAATTACAACATTAGATGATAAAATTATTCCTTATATTACAAATATCTGTAAAAGAGATCCTCGTACTGGACATGTTGTAACAGGAGGAATTGTTAGTTGTAAAGATTCATCATGGCTTTTAAGTTGGACAATTAATCGCCAAGGACAATTTAAACAACAAGATAAAGAAAAAGTATGTGTTTGGGTCTATGGCTTATTTACAGATGTTCTTGGAGATTATGTAAAAAAACCAATGAAAGAATGTACAGGAAAAGAAATTACAATGGAATGGCTCTATCATCTTGGTGTTCCTGAAGAATACATTGAAGACTATGCGACAAACAGTGCTATCTGTATACCAACAATGATGCCATATATCACTGCTTTCTTTATGCCAAGAAGAAAAGAAGATCGACCAGATGTTATTGTTGATGGCGCAGTTAACTTTGCTTTCTTAGGACAATTTGCTCATACACCTAGAGATACTGTCTTTACTACAGAATATTCTGTAAGAACAGCTATGGAAGCTGTTTATGGTTTATTAGGTGTAGATCGTGGTGTTCCTGAAGTATGGGGAAGTGTTTATGATATTAGAGAATTATTGGATAGTTCTGTTAAATTGATGGATGGAAAATCTCCTCTTGAAATAAACTTAGGTCCTTTAAATATGTTTAAAAAACCTCTTATTAAAGCAGTTAAAGGAACAGTTATAGAGAAATTATTAAGAAATCATGAAGTATTAAAAGATAATATGTAATAATAAAGAGGCTGTAACCTTTCGAAAGTAGTTAAAAATCTACCTACTCGTTACAGCCCTCTTATTTTTTAAATTATTGTTGATAGAAAGGGATAAAAGGGAAAATAAAAAAAGCCTTGAAAAATCAAGACTTTTTAATGAATTATTTACAAGCTTCTTCGATAGCAACAGCAACTGCAACAGTAGCTCCAACCATTGGGTTGTTACCCATACCAAAAAAACACATAAAAAACGTGACTGTATCATAGGTATATCATAGGTGGGTAATGAGAGAAAGTCTTGATTTTCCAATACATTTTCCAAAATCAACGTAGGTGTATCATAGGTGTATCATAGGTGGGTTTCTAAAAATCGACTAAAAGGTTGGCAATTTGGGTGGCAAAAAAGGACACCTATTGATGCCCTTTAATTGTATAAGCTTGATGTGTTGAAATTAGCTGTTTTTTGTTGATCCAGTTCGGTGTAAATATCTGCTGTTGTTTGATAGCTCGAATGTCCTGCAAGGGATTGAGCAACCTTAATATCAACACCTTTGTTATAAAGTTGAGTTATAAACATATGTCTTAACATATGATAGTGAAATGGTATTCCTAATTTTTCAGAAGTACGATTAAGAGACTTACGAATTTTTTGAGATTTTACATAATTCATATCTCTACCAAAAATAACATATTCACTTTCAGGGTACTTCCTAAAATGATTTTCTAAAATATCATGTAGCTCATTTGAAATAGGGAGTTCACGATAACTTGATTCTGATTTCAAAGTTGTTATTTTTGTTACTCCTCCAATTGTTTGAATTTGTTTATTGATTGACATTACATTGTTCACTAAATCTATATCTTCTCTCTTTAAAGCTATACATTCACTTATTCTTATGCCCGTATATAAGCCGATATAGAGTGCAACTATATAATTATCACTTTCAAGCACATTGTTTTTTACGGGGTGTTTATATCTTTCGATAAACTTATTAAATTCTTCTAGTGTAATAGTTTTTTTCTTACTTTGTGTCTTAATCCCGTTAAGTTTTAATTTTACATATGGTTTTCTTGAAATATAGTTATTGTTATATGCGAAAGTAAAAACTCCGTTGATGATTTTATAAATACCTTCAATTGTTTGTTTTGTGTTGACTTTAGCTAATTCGTTCAATGTATTTTGAATATATTCATAATCAATCTTTGCAATATCACATTTCCCCATAGTATCTTTCAAATGTTTGTTATAGACGGATTTTCTAACAAATTTAGTAGTTTCTTTTGTAAAAGGATCATTAACAATATATATTTGAAACACATCATCAAACGTGCGCTTTTCAGTTTTTAAATGTATATTTTCTTTTAACCTTGCTTTTGTTTCTTCTTCAAATCTTTCGGCATCTACTTTCCTAGCAAAACCGCTTTTAGTTATCCATTTTGTTTTTCCTGTTATGTAGTCTTTATATTTAATCAAAACTTCATAAACATAGCCATTTTTGGCTTTTTTAGACTCTCTTTTTCTTATTGACATATTTTATTTACCTCCAATTATTTTTAGTGTATAATAGGAGAGTAAGAAGAATAACCTTACCGTCAAATTGGTTATCCTTTCTTACATCCTCATGTCACTTCCGTTTCTCTATTGACACATTAATTTGGAAGTGACGTTTTTTTATTTTTCATACCACGTATGATAACAATTTTTACATACGAATTTTTTGTGTACTGTAGTTTTAGTACCACCAGTAACAAGTAGTGATGCTCCGCCAGTTAATACAGCCATTGCTACTTTTTTCTTACTTCTAACTTTTTTCTTCTTTTCTTTTTCTTTATGATTGAATACTGTAAATGGTTTTAATGGGTTGACATTTACTGATGTACTTTTCTTAACATCTTTTACATCATCATCTACCAATTCAATGTTCGCACTTTTACATTTAGGACAACGTTTAACATTAGGTCTAGGTGCAGGTGCAGGTCTTGAAACTGGTTTAGCTTTAGCAACCGCTTTTGGTCGTTCAATTGGTTCACCTTTCAAACCTTTAAGCTCATTTATTAATTTTTGCTTTTCAATTTGTTCTTTCAATTCTTCAACACTCATGTTGTCATAATCAAGAGTTTCAGTTTCTTCAACTACTTCTTCTTGTTTTTTTGGAAAACCATATTGTTGTTGATAATATTCAAGATTGTTTAACACTTCATCTAAAGCTATTTTAGCATCAGGAAGACTTAAGCCAGTACGTTCTCTTATCTCTTTTATAGATGCAACCTTTAAATTAACACCGTTTTCATCTATAGCTTCTAATGCTGATATAATTATATTTTCATCCATTATTGTTTACCTCCTGATTCAGGGCTATGATTTAATTTTGATTTCATTACATCATAAATTAATTCTATTTCTTCTTTGGACTTATTCGAAAAGTCATAGCCAATAAACTCATTTTCTAAAGCTTTTATTTTATACTCAAGTGAATTTACGTTAGAAAGGCGCTTTTCATCTTCTTCTGTAATATCTTCTAATTCCCATATAAAACAATCTACATCTGTATCAAAACCACGGATATAATCATTTACATATTCATCTAATGACTTGATTGCTGAATCTTTGTCAATATTGATAAATCTATCGTCAAGATTGTTTATTATTTCTTTGGATTCTTGAGCTTTTTTTATGAGTATGTTGCACGATTCTTTTGATTGAATTTGCCAATCATAAAATTTGTCGGAATTTTCTTTGAAATACTTATAAATCCCGCTATCAATTAACAATTTTTTTCTAGCATCTTCTTTAATGCTATTGTTGTGTAATGCTATTTCGGTTTCTTTATCAATTGATAAATCCTTGAGAATAAATTTAAAAACATCAAACGGTTTTCTTTTAACTCCTAACAATTCATCAATTGAAACATTAAAAAATTTTGATATTTCAATTAAAGTTTCATAATCAGGACTTCTCTTGTTTTGCTCGTAATTTGCAAGAGTACTTCTACCAATTCCTAGTTTATCTGCAAATTCTTGTTGAGATAGACCACGTTGATTACGTAATTTTTGAATATAATCGCCTAATAACATATATATATTCCTCCTTTCAATACAAATTATAACACAAAACGTGTCATAGTAAATAAAAATATTCAAAAAGTGTTGACACAATATGTAGTCAATGGTATTATGGGTTCGTGGTTTCAAAACGAAACAACAAGGAGGTGAGATTATGAATAAGAAAAAAATAGGAAATAAATTAATTGCTTTGCGTGGTAATAAAACGAAAGAGCAAGTATGTTTTGAATTAGGAATTTCATTTTCTGCACTTAACTCTTACGAAGCGGGTGTTAGGGTTCCTAAAGATGAAATAAAAATAAAAATAGCTAATTATTACCATACAACAGTAGCATCTATTTTTTTTGATTAGTATGTTTCAAAATGAAACAAAAAAAGGAGGGAAACTTATGAATTTACAAGTTATTGAGCATCAAAAACAAAGAGTTTTGCTAACTCAACAATTAGCAGACAGTTATGGAACTGATAATCGTATCATTTCTAATAACTTTGCAAGAAACAAAGAAAGATATCAAGAAGGAAAACATTATTTCTTATTGCAAGGTGAGGTTTTAAAAGACTTTAAAACAAGTCATCAATTTGATGATTCGTTAAAAAGAGTTAATCAATTGTATTTATGGACCGAACGAGGAGCATTCCTTCATGCTAAATCTCTGAACACCGATAAAGCATGGGAAGTGTATGACAGTTTGGTTGAACATTATTTTAAATCAAAAGAGCAAAAGGCTAATTTGCCTACTGATCCAATGGAAATTCTAAAGCTAGTCTTTGAAGCCCAAACCCAAACAAATGAGAAGGTTGAAAAGCAAGAGCAAAGAATTACTAAGTTAGAAGAAAATTCTTATCTAACACCTGGGCAATATAACTATCTTTCAAAGGCTGTTCAACGAAAGGTTGCACGTGTCAAAAAAGAATTAGGTTGGGAGTTACACCCAAGACAAAATTCTCAATTATATCGTTCAATCAATCGTGATCTAGATAGATATATTCAAATTAAAACTAGAAGTCAATTAAGGGTAAAAGACTTTGATAAGGCATTGGAATTTATTGAAAATTGGCAATTATCATATGCTGATAAAAAAATCATTGAACAGTTGTCATTAGATGTTTAGGAGGAGAAAACCAATGTCAAAAAAGCATGACCTAAACGAAATTGCTAACAAAATAGTTGAATTGATTGCTGATGAAGAAGTGACTTTTGATGAAGCGTCTATAGTTTTGTCAAAAGCACAAGAAAAGATTAGATATGAAGCAATCATTAAATTAGAAGGCTATAGGGGAAAGCATAATGGAAATTAGACCTACAAGGATGCTCAAATGGGCGGAAGTTCAAGAGGACTTGGGAATTTCTCAAAAACAACTCCAAAACTTCATAGAGCTAGGCATTTTGAAACCTATTTATTTAGGCAATGGTTGGAAATTTTCTCAACAAGACATACTTGCTTTTCAAAAAGACTATGCCGGATTGGATGTTAGCAATTATGAAAAAGCAAAGAATTGTAAAAAGATAGTTGATGCTCAAAAGAAATTATTACAAGGAGGGGTTTCATGAAAAAGAAATTGAACAAAGCAAAAGTTCTTGCAGTTGCATTAGGAATTTCACTTTCAGCAAATATCGGAATGTATTTACATGGCCAATGTTTGCAAAATGAAATCGTAGCCAGTCAAGAAGAAGTGTTTGACTTAAAAGCAAGAAACACACTTTTAAAAGACACTTACAATGACTTACTAGGTCAAATGCAAGAAACACAAAATGAAGTTCAAAGTCTACAAAGTCAAGTAGAAGAACTACAAAAATGAAGATCATTGGGTGTCTTTAGAATTACAGCGTATTGGATGAATGAGGATGAATACGGAGATATGACATCTACGGGAGTTAAAGCTCAAACCAATCATACAATTGCTGTTGACCCAACAGTTATACCATACGGAAGCAAGGTTAAAATTGACGGTCAAATATATGTCGCAGAAGATTGTGGAGGAGCTGTCAAGAACAATGTCATAGATGTATGGGTGGAACATCCAAGCAATAGCTTTGGTGTTAAATACAAAGAAATTTATATAAGAATGGAGAATTAGAATTATGGATAAAGCTTTTAAATCATTATTAGAAGGTTTTGCAAAACAAGGAACAAAAGTAACTGTTATTGAACCACAAAAGGATGAAGACACATTAGAAAGTAAAGTGAATAAACTTATTAAAAAAATGAATGCTGGGGGGAGTTGTTCGCTTTGATTTTTCACTAGAGCTTACAAATGAAGGAATCAAAATTCAATCTACTAGTGGTAATCAAGTAGGCGGATTAGTTTTAGCTGATATTTTCGGCATTGAAAAAGATGAAATTAATGAAATTTTCAGCAAGGCTCAAAAAGAATTTGCAGAAGCTGTAGCAACAGTTGATAAAAAGATTAATCAAAATATAGAAAAGATGGAGGTTGAAGTAAGTGAAGAAAGAAGAAATTAAAAGAAGAATTTCAGACATTGACAATGAATTGTTCTGTTTAAGTTGTAAAGATCATATGGACAACGCTGATTTCGATTATGAACGTGAGCTTGAGAGTGAAAAAACTGAACTTGAAAAAAAGTTAAAAGAGCTTGAAGGAAAATAGATGAAATTCATAAATACAAGTTATGAAGCTCTGTTCCCTAAATGTAATGTTGTTCATTTCAGCAATGAAGAAGAATGGCACAAATTAAGGGGTAATGGTTTAGGAGGAAGCGACATTGCTAGTATGTTGGGTGAGAACAAATATAAGAGCAAGCACCAACTATGGCTTGAAAAAACAAAGAGAGTCAAACCTGCACAACTAGACAGTGAAGCAATCGAAACTGGAAACTTAATGGAACCTATTCTTGTAGATCAATACTATGCTCTATATCGAAAAGAAATAGTAAAAGTGGTGGATGTTAAGTCTATTTCTATCTATCGAAAAGATAAGCCTTATATGAGAGCAAATCTTGATGGAGCATACATTGACAAGGACAGAAAGCTAACAATTCTAGAAATCAAAACAAGTACAATTCAAAACTATGCAATGTTGCAAGATTGGGGTGTAGATGATGACGGAAACGAGAAAATCCCATTCAATTACTATTGCCAATGTCTTTGGTATTTACTTGTTACTAGTGCTGATAGAGTCGTTCTATATGCTCATTTGGATATTCCTTGGGGCAAACAACCTCATGGAGAAACTAGAAGGGCTGTTATTAACAAAGAGGATGTAAGAGAGGATATGGAATATATCCAACAACATGCAGATGTATTTTGGAATACGGTAATTCAAGATATAGAACCTGCTGTTGTAGAAAGAAAATATAGTTTTTAAGGAGAAAAAACATGGATAAGTTAAAGTTATTTATTGACGGTAAAATAGCAATCACAGTTTACAACGCAGAAGAATTTAATCATGTTGTAACTTATTTAAGTATGAATAATATCTTTTTAGAAAACGGAGAACCTGCTAATAAAATGAAATTTATTGGTATTTCAGAAATCATTTTCTTAAAAGGAAACGTCGCTCACGGGAAACCATTGGTAGAAGTGAGTGAAGAAATGCAAAACAGATGTATTAAATATGAATTTGTTAAAAAAGAAATTGAAGATGCGATTGTTCCTAATGTAGAAGAACCTGCTCCACAGCAACAAAAAGAACAATCATTTACATCTGCTTATGACTCTCAACCTATAGATGCGGTTGTAGAAGAAAAAGAGGAAGTTGTACATGAAGTCGCTACTGATGTGCAATTAAAAGCTGATGCAGAGGTTGCTGAAATCACATCTAACATTAAAGAGTTCAAAGAAAACGTTATTCCCAAAATCAAAGAAAGAGCAAACCTAGTCATTACTAGAGATAATATCAATTTTGCTAAAAAAGAAATTTCTAATTTAAACAAGAATAAAACTTTGATGAAAAATGATTGTAAGAATTTAAAATTAAAAATTCTTTCTAACTTCAACGAGTACGAAAAAGAATGTAAAGAAGTTGAAGAAGTTATTGATCAAGTAGTTTCTACAATGAAAAGTTCTATCGCTACTTTTGAATTTGAAGGTTTAGAAGCTCGTAGAAAAGAAAAAGCTGAATATGTAAATAAACAGTTAGAAAAAGCTATTCAAGAAGGATTGCCTAAAGAATATGCTAATCACTTCATGTTTAACAAGAAATGGTGGGAAAACAAAACCTATCAAGTTACTAAATTTAAACAAGAGGTCGAAGCTGAAATCAATCGTTTAAAAGAAGCATATGAACGTTTAGTTAAATCTCATGAGTCAATCAAGAGCATTATTGAAGTTCAATGTAAGTCAGCAGGAATTGAACCCTTAGACTCTGCAACATACATTAGATTTTTAGATAATGGAAGCGATATTGCAGATGTTATGAACGCAGTAACTAGAGATATTCAAAATATTCAGCTTAATATCGAAAGAGCTAAAAATAAAGCTTTAGAGGAACAAAAAGCAAAAGAGCAACAATTTGTCGAACAATCTCAAAATGTCGCTCCACAAAGCGTTATTTCTAATACAGAAGTATCTGAACAAGATAAAGAAGCGGTTCAAGAAATATATGAGCCTAAATTTCCTCAACTCGTTCAAACAGTAGAAGCAACTCCTAAAGGTCACGAAGGAGATAAATACGAATACACATTTAGAATTGCAGGAGATTTTGGAACTATCAAAACAGTATCAAGTTTTCTTAAACAATTAGCGGTGTATGGTGATTTGGAATATGAAAAATTAAGTGGAGGTAAAGTCAATGGGTAAATTCATGAGAGGTGTCAAAAGAAGAAATGCCATTAAGGCAATTAAAGAAATCAAACAACAACATCATGGTAAAAGATATGATCCTGAAAATGATGTTTGGGTAGATGCTCAAAAGCCTTATATCAAAGCAAATGAAACTTTAGAAGGTTATCAAGCTAAACAAATCAAGAAAAGACTATCAAAAATTGGAGGTAACAAATAATGGCAGTAGGAAGTCAACTTACAAGAGGAACACAAAAAAAGAATGTTCCTACAACATTCAGTAGTTTTATGACAAGTCCAGTAGTTACAGCAAAAGTAAATAAACTTGTAGGTGGAGAAAAAGGAGAAAGATTTATTTCTTCAATCGTAAGTGCGGTTAGTACAAACCCTGCACTTGCTAAATGTGATTTCAACTCAATTTTAAGTGGTGCATTACAAGGTGAAAGTATCGGTTTAATTCCTTCACCACAATTTGGACAATATTACTTAGTCCCTTACGGAAATAAAGCTCAATTTCAAATTGGGTATCACGGGTACATTCAATTAGCACACAATACTGGAATGTATAAAAAATTAAATGTTGCAGAGGTTAAATCAGGTGAACTAGTTAAATATGATCCTTTCAATGAAGAAATTGAATTTGAAGCTATTACTGACCCATTGCAAAGAGAAAACGCTGAAACGGTAGGATATTATGCAATGTTTGAGTTAAATTATGGACTTACTAAAAAAATGTACTGGTCTAAAGAAAGAATGTTAAACCATGCAAAAAAATTCTCGAAAGCTTTTTACTCACCAAGCAGTTACTGGCAAAAAGATTTTGATGCCATGGCTAAAAAGACAATGCTTCGTCAACTGATTTCTAAATGGGGTTATATGTCTACTGAAATGCAAATGGCATTTGAAAGCGACATGGCAGTTATTAATGATGACGGGTCAAAGAACTATGTTGATAACCCAAGTGTTGCAGATGCTTTCACTCCACAAGAAGATGCTATTGAAGTTCCACAAGAACAAATTCAAGAAGAGGAACCATTCTAATGCTTAACGCTTGTATCTTTCAAGGGAGAATAGCAAGTGACCCGACATACAAAATGAACGAAAAGGCAAAAGTTTCTAAATTTAGGTTAGCTGTTCAAAGAGACTATAAAGACAGAAACGGAAATCTAAAAGCTGATTATATCAATTGTTCAGCTTTTGGGAAAAATGCCGAAGTAGTTGATAGGTATTGTCAAAAGGGACAAATGATTATCGTTAAGGGAGCTTTCCAAAATGGAACTCCCTACGACGATAGCCAAGGGATAAGAAGATTTCCTTCTTTCTTGAACATAGAAAAGATTTATTTTGTAGATCATGGAAATTCGAAAAAACCGCAAGAAGTTGAGGAAGAAGAACCAACTTTAGTGCAAATGGGGGATATTCCATTCTAAAAAAGGAGAAAAGTTATGAAGATTGTTAAAGAAGAAAAACATTTGTATAAGTTTTTAAAAACTGTTTTCGACATTCAAAAGTCGGCAAAACAAAAATATATTATCGGAAATTACGGATTTTTATACTTCTATACACCTTATAGAAGTGGGAAATTCTATCAAAAGAGTGAGAAACGTATCGCTATGGAGTATAACTTCAACGAGTATGCATCATACACTCTTTCGCAATTACCTAACGGAGATTTTGAATTAAGAGAAAATGATGCGTTGGTCATTGAACAAATGATTAATTATATGGCTAAAATCAATGACATTTTGAACAATGCAAAATTCAGATATTGCATTGACAAAGACGACACTTGTCAACTTGCTAAAATGACTAGTCTTACACATAAAATGCTATGTGATGATGATATGAAATACTTTAGAAGATTTGAAGATGTAGAAGTATTTCAAAATGAAGATTATTTAATTGCAGATAGTAACGTCGTTGATGATGATTTAAACATTCATGTGTCATTGGCTTTCAATACGTGTGGCCATGAAGTTGAACTTCAAGTTCAAGAAGGCATTTTCAAAACAATTCTTGATGCGGTTTCTGATGAAGTGGAAGAAGAACCAAAACAAGAACAAGAAGTTCCTGCAGAAGATGAAGAAGTAGAAAATGAAAATTGCCCTATTACTGATTACAAAGTTGAAACAAGTTTTCAAGAAGAATTAGAAACTGACCTTGATAATGAGAACCCATTTGCCCAAGAAGAGGAAGAACCATTTTAAAAGTGATATTTGCAATAGATCCGGGAAACGAATTTTCAGCCTATGTCCTTTTGGATGATGATTTAAAGCCAATAGATTTTGATAAATGCACAAACGAGTTGCTTATGAACAAGATAACAGAACTATTTCTTGTTAAAGACATCAGGTGTGATGTAGCGATAGAAATGGTTGCTAGTTATGGAATGTCAGTGGGTAAAACGGTATTTGATACTTGCGTTTGGATAGGTAGGTTTTATGAAGCTATTAGGAGATACAGCAATGTAAATCCTACCTTCATCTATCGAAAAGACGAGAAGATGTGCCTATGTCATACAATGAAAGCCAAAGACTCAAACATTGTACAAGCTTTAGTTGATAGATTTGCTCCTGATACTCCCAACAAGGGAAAAGGAACAAAGAAAGACAAAGGCTTCTTCTATGGCTTTAAAAAAGACATTTGGCAAGCAATGGCTGTTGCATGTACTTATCACGATATGTATATCGAAAAAGGAGAATTTTAAATATGCCTATAAAATATGTCGATAGAGAGTATAAGGTCGGTCAAAGATACCTTGTTGATGAACCGTTAGCAAAACATTACGGAAAGATTGTCACAATTTCAAGAATTAAAGATGATTACTTTTCTAGTGAGGTTGATGCTGATGTCTATTACACAGTCGAAGGAAACAAATATCAAGAATTTGGTTTTCAACGTCATTCAATTTTTGAGCAGGGGTTGAAGAATATACCGTTATGAGTGAATTCAAAGATTTAGTTAAACAAAAAATAGAAATTTGGGCAAATCAAAATTATTATCCACTTCAAAACAATTATAAATCTCTTCAAGAAAAATATGATCTTCTAGAAAAAGAAAATGAAGTACTTAAATATTCTGTTGAAAAACTCAACAAAAGAGTATGCGAGTTAAAAGAAGAAACAAATCAGTCAAGAAATCAAGTTGAAATAGCTAAAAAAAATATGTTGCGATATAGAGAAATGGCGCAGAACTATCAAAGCAAGGTAAAAAAATTAGAGGGAACGTTAAGAATGGAGCGTGTTAAGAAATGAACAACAAAGACGTAGAAATGTTTGAAGGGGCTTTAAGAATGTATTTCTATCTTAAAGAGAAAACAAACTATTTTAACGAAAAAGCAGATGATTACTACGTAAAGGATCACAATGAGTCGAGTGTCATGGGTATGCGCTACGATAGAGTAACAGCTTCTAATGGATGTTCTGTTTCATATGCAGGAACTTCTATATCTCACAACGTTAAAAAGAAAATAGAATTTGAACAAAAAGCAGAAGCTTGTAAGAAAGCTTACGAGTCGCTAGATGCGTACTATAACATAGAAGCTAATTTAAAGGCTCTCACGAGTGAGAAATTGAGTTTAGTATTAAGTGTTTACAAATATGGCAATTCGCTCTCTACGGTCTCAAAAATGAGTTCTATGAAGGTTTCTAAACAAGCTATAGCAAGTAAAATGAAAAAAACCATTAAAGAAATGATGAAAGAATAGGAAGTGAAAGAAAATGGCAATTAAAAAAGAAGGTTCGGCAAAAGGATATACAGTTATCAACAACCACCTTTTGAAGAATACAGATTTATCTTTGAAGGCTAAAGGATTGTTATGTTTGATGTTCTCATTGCCTGAAAACTGGAACTTTTCAACAATGGGACTTACTTCAATTGTGAAAGATGGAAAAACATCTGTATGTTCAGCATTGAAGGAACTAGAAGAAAATAGGTATTTAATCAGAACACCTATAAGAAATGATAAGGGATCGTTTATTGATTGGGAATACCGCATTTTTGAGGTGCCCTATGACCCTTCTGCTGAAGAACTAGATGCTAGTTACCCACATGCTGAAAATCAACATCTGAACAATCGACCACAATTAAATACTAATAAATCAATTAAAGATAAATTAAATACTAATATATATAAGAAAGAAAGTAAAAAGAAAGAATTTGAGGATATTTTAAGCAAGATTGAGGATGAAGATATCGTGAATGCTTTGGGTGAGTTTATTGAAATGCGTAAGACCGTTAAGAAACCTCTTACTGCTCATGCATTGGATCTAAACATCAAACACCTATTTGAACTTTCAAACGATAAAACAACTATGATTGCGATTATCGAACAAAGCGTTATGCACAACTGGTTGACATTCTATGCTTTGAAAGAACAAGATACATCATCTAACAAAAAACCTCAACAATCTATGTATCCTAATGATTTTGCTTTCTAAAGAGGAGTTCAAATGAAATTAGAAGAAACAAGACAAATATTAAGCATTTTAAAAACAAACTATCCTCAAAGTTTTAGAAATTGGGATATTAAGCAATCGCAGGACTTCTTAAACCTTTGGGCAGAAGCTTTCAAAGATGAACCAGTGGGACTCGTTGCTACTGCTGTCAAGTCAATTATTTATTCTGATACAAGAGAGTTCGCTCCTAATATCGGTCAAGTTAAGGCTATGATCCATAAGATTTCAACAGTTAACAACTCCTTAACAGAACAAGAAGCATGGAACTTGGTTTATAAAGCACTTGAAAATAGTGGTTATCATGCGGAGGAGGAGTTTAAAAAGCTTCCTCCTACTGTTCAAAAAATTGTAGGAAGTCCTTCTGTTTTAAAAGAATGGTGCATGATGCCTATAGATCAAGTCAATTCAGTTGTAGCAAGCAATTTCCAAAGAAGCTATCGTGCTAGAGCTAGACATGAAGAAGAAATGCAGGCATTGCCAAACAGCGTTAAGGCTGTTCTTGGAAATATGGATCATACAAAAATTGGGTTTAAAGGATGATGAATTTTGCTTATTAGTTTAGATGGGGTTAAAGAGTTCGATAAGATAACCGAATTTTTAAATAAAAACAATATACCCTGCATCGGGTGTGTTGATGATGTTGTTTTGGAATGTTCAGCTTACAAACATCCAAAGGATGTTAGGATTTTCTATCAAGATATTGAGTATGAGTGGAAAGACGGAAACCTCATCATAAATCATACTGGAAAGTTTTATTATAATGTTTCATGGGTTCGTTGGGATAAAACATATGTAAAGCAACAACATTGCAGAAATCAAAGAGAAGTTATCAATCTTCTTAAAAAAATCGATAAAGAATTTAGTAAAAATTATCAACAATTAACTTTGCTGTAAAGGAGGAAACTTAGATGTATTATGTTTTAACAATTATAATTTTAGTTTTAATTGTCATTTGCTTGTACTTATACAAATCGTTAAGAAATGTACGAGCTGATTTAGATAGCTATAAGAGAACTTATTTTAATGTTTATGACGACTTTTGTGCATATAGAAAAAACAGAGGGATTGTAGAAGGCAATTTTGAAATAGTCAAAGATTTTATAAGTGTTTCAATAGATGAATTTGAACAATTTAGATATTTTGCAAAACACAACTATGTTGCAGAGTGTTTGTTTAAAACGTTCATCAAAGATGGGATTTCTAAAGGATATGAAGAATTAGATAGGGGAGACTCTTATGATTATCCACCACATTCAGTTAAAATTCCAAAAAATTTAAGAATAGAAATACTACATGTAAGAAAAAAATAGGAGGTGTAAATTATGATTAAAGTAGAAGAAATCGCTGAAAAATACAAAGGTTATGAAGTGGACGAGGAGAGACTAAAAGAGTTTCTCACTCCACCTAAGCCTAAAACAGTATGGGATTTAAAATATGGTGATAGATATTATTATATTTCACCTAATGGGAACGTTTGGGCAAACAAATGGGATGATTGTACAATTGACAGTGGTAGAAGAAGTATCGGCAATTGTTTCCTAACTTATGAAGAAGCTAAATTTGAAGTTGAAAGACGAAAGATTGAAGCCATCTTATTGAAATACGGTGGAAGAAGATTTAAAAACAGTGAACATAATTATTATCTTTACTATAATCACGAGGATAATTTAATTATAAAAAATATGGTTAAACTTTGGCAAAGTCAAGGAGTCATCTTTTTTGATGATGATAAAGCAATAGACCAAGCCATCAAAGAAGCAGGAGAAGATAACATCAAGAAATATATTTTTGGAATTGAACAATAAAAAGTTAGGAGAATTTAAAATGAAAACAGTAGGAGTATTTTTAGCACGTATGCAACCAGTACACAAGGCACATCTCTTTATGGTTACAAAAGCTTGTGAAGAATGTGACGAAGTATGCGTTATTTTAGGAAGTGAAAATAAAAAGGACACATTAAGAAATCCTTTTACAATTGAAAAACGTAGAGAAATGTTATTAGAGTCTTTACCTGAAAAATATAGAAGTAAAATTTCAGTTTATGAAATTCCTGATTGGTCTATGGAAACAAAAACAGAGGACGATAAAGTTTGGGGAAGATATTTTTATTACAACGTTGTATCAAGAATAGGCCAAAAACATTTCAAACTCTATTATTCTGATGGAATCGATAATCTTAACAGTTGGTTTGATAGCGAAGTTAAGCCATATATCGAATATAGACTATTTGAAAGATCTAGTTTATTTGCAGGATTGTCTGCAACAAAGATAAGACAAGCATTTGTTGATGATAGCAAAGAATATATCGAACAATTTTGTCCTAAAGTCGTTATGGATAACTTTGATTATTTAAGAAATTATTATTTAGGTGTAGTTGACAAACCTAAAGAAGATTGGGAGATGGAATAATATGCAAATAAGAGAACAATTAAAAAAAATGTTTCAAATGCAAAGAACATTGAATAAAAGCATTTTAGATGAATTCGGTGAAGAATCTATGACCGAAGAAAAACTTGAATTAGCTATTATTGACGAATTAGGTGAACTAACACATGAGCTTAAGGGAGACTGGTGCTGGTGGAAAAAATCACAAGCTCCAGTTAATCGTCAAAGAGTTCTTGAAGAATTAGTAGATGTTTACCATTTTGTTATGACTTATGAAATGTGTTACGGATACAAAAATAATGAAAGCATTGAAGTAATTTTAAATTTCTATGAAGATGATATAGATGAATATTATGTACGTTTATTATTGCCTTTAAGTCATGCTATTCGTGAAATTTTAGATAATAATTGTAAATTAACTGATTTATTAATTTTAAGTGGACTATTAGGTTTCAAATTTGATGAAATCTATCAAGAATATCTTAACAAAAACAAAATCAATTACGAACGACTTAAGAATGGGTATTGATATGGAAGCTGAAAAGTTATTGGAACAAAATGGTTTCTCTAAATTTTATGAGAGTAAGAATGTGGTTGGTTTTGTATCAATGAGAGACCGACTTAAATTCTATGAAGATACTCAAACGATTTGTCTTTGTGACGAACATTATGAAGTCAGTTTCAGTCCTAATATAATAAAAGCTATTTATCTCTATTGTGAGGAGAGAGGGTGGTTTAAATGACAGCACAAGAAATGTTTGAACAATTAGGATACACTGCATTAACAAAAAAATATACAGAAGGTAAATTAAAAACAATCGAGTATAAAAACGAAGAAAACAAAGATTGGATTAAGTTTCATACAGAGAACGGACGATTTATTGAAATAAATGGTAATGGAGTTTTCATTGGAGAACTTCAAGCAATCAATCAGCAATGTAAAGAACTGGGGTGGATAGAATGACAGCAGTTGAAATGTTCAAGGAGTTAGGTTTTAGAAAAAATACATCAATTTGTTATGGAGTGGATCATATTGTTTATGAAAAAGCAATAGGCAGTGAAGATGATGATTGCGGATTTGATATATTTACAGTTGAATTCAAAGAAGGTATTTTCACTTACCACAACGCATGGAATAGCGCAATTAAAACGGATAAAGCAATGTTAAAAGCTATCAATAAACAGTTTGAGGAATTAGGATGGCTAGATGATTAAGCCGCTAACACCTCAATTAAGAGATAATATTCTAGAAAGCCTTAATAAGCAATTAGAAGAACTTGATAGTTGCGAAAGTAATTCTTATGTAGTTTTACAAAAAAATATATTTAATCAATTTAAAAAAATAATCAAGTCATTGCCTGATGGGTATCCAATTCCAGTTGAAAGGAGAAATGGGAATGAATAAATATGAAAAAGCATTTAATCATTTGAGAGAACATGCATCATTTGATACTGTGGATGAAATGATTGATATAAAAGAATTAGTGGAAAAAGCAATACCTAAAAAACCAATTAAAAACGAAATGGGGAAAATTTCCTTTCTTGATAAGCTTTTTGGAACTGAAGATGCCTATACTTGTCCAAATTGCGGGAATGCATTACTAAAACATTACATGAATGAACGTCAAGAAACTAGATATTGTTGGGATTGCGGACAAGCGATTGATTGGAGGGGTGAAGATGGAGAAGCCTAGTAGAGAAGAATATACAGATTTAAGCACTCAAATGGGTGGTGATGCAGTCCGTTTGTATGTAGAAGCTCTAGAAGCATATTGCAAGCAATTAGAAAAAGCTTATGAAGACGTAAAAAAAGGTTTAGATAACGCTTGTAACAAACTGGAAGGTTTATATCTTTGCATTGATGTTTTAACAGATAAAGAATCTAAAAAAGATAAAGAATACTGGAAAAAGAAGGTGAATGAAGATGTACATTAATCCATTTGTAGCAGGAATCATCGTTACATTAACAGCAGAAACGTTGATTGTTATTTCAACTCTTACTTTAATAGCTGTTAAAGAATATAGGAGTGCAAAAAAATGAAATTAAACGAGTATCTAGAAAAACACCAAAATGATATGATTTCTTTATTTGATGCAGATGCAAATTTAATTGTTAGGTTAAGAGGAAGAGATATGTATACAAGCATTGGTGATAAGTTGGTTGATGCAGAGATAACAAAATATTATAGAAATCCTCTTGATAGAGGACGAAAAGTATTTATAAATGTAATGGTGGTTTAATAAATGTCAGTAGAAATCAGGTATAAAGATGGCGATATGTTGTATTTAGAATGTGTTTCTAGTTGGATAATCGTTAAAGAAAGTAGAGGAAAGTAAAGTCATGGAAGTTTATGTTAGGTATAAAGATGGGAGCACCCAAACAATAAAAAGAGTATCGAGTTGGAATTATTCAAAAGAACTTAATGCTTATGTTTTTAAAGTTGAAAATGATACTTATGCATATCGTGAAAAAAATAGAACAGTAATTATTGGAAGAGAACAAGTCGAACTTGTTTCAATAAGAGAAGCTTAGGAGTTTAATATGAAACAAACATATAGTATTTTACAAAGACAACTGAATTTACAAACTGGGAAAGTTGCTGTTAGAGTTTGTAAAAAAGGAACAGAAGAAGAACTTTCTAAAGATGTAAACTATTGCAAATTAAGAAGCATTTTCAATCAAGACTTAACTTACTATCTTGTTAAGCAAGAGAATGAAAAAGAAGTTATTAAAATCTTAAAAAAGAAGGTTGTCGAAGAAGATGATCGTTATGTAGAAATTAAATAGAGGAGGTTAAAAATCAAATGGTACACGTTATGGATAACTACTACTTTGATGCTGATAGCAACTGTTATACAGCTCTCGAAGATACTTTGAAGAAAGATAAAGACGATAAACCAGTTTATCGAACAATCGGCTATTATCCTTCGGCTAAAGATGCTGTAAAAGGAATTGCTAAATACATTCATAAGAAACTTGTAGGGAATGAAGAAAGCTCAAGCATTGAATTAAGCGAATATATCAAAAAATGTGAAGATGTAAGCATCAAGCTACAAACAACACTTGACGATATTTTCAAAGCTGTTGACTTCTAAACAGATGAAAGGTAGGACATAGGGTCATGAACACATTAGAGTGGATTGAAGCAAAAACGAGTCTTATTGAAATTCAGCTAGAGGACTTCTTTAAAATCAACCAACTAAAATTGCATATGATCAATACATATCCAATCATCTGCAATTATTTGAGTGTCAACAATGACATTGAAGGATTGGAGCAACGCTCTTTTGAAGATTACAACGTGTTATATCAAGCGTTTATGAAGTATCAAAACATCATTTCTAAAATCAATCTAGAAGTCGTGTTTGTAGCATCCAAAGAAAATTTCTGTTTCTTCATGGGATGGACTGCAAAATTCTATGATGATATGCTAAATAGTACAAATGATGATATTAGAGCAATGATGGAAATGATTAATGACTATATCATTGACTCTCAACTTTCAGCAGGTCAGCGAGGATTTATTAAAGCGAACCTTACAAAGTTCAGAGCACAAACAGCAGGAGAGCATGGTCATTCGTTGATAACTCAAAAAGAACAATTAAGCTCAGGTGGAAAGAGCACAGAGCTTAAATCCAAAGAACAGTTGATAGCTGAATTAGAGGGAATGGGACTCAACAAACAGTTAGTAGGTGGGACATACCCTCACGGTAAAAAATCAAAATAAAAAAGGTTGTGAAATTAAATCACAGCCTTTTGTTTTCTAAACTTTCAAGCAACAATGTTAATTTTGAAGTTATTGTGTCTAACTTCTTTCTTTCACTTTTAGTCATTCCGTTTTGCTCGTCGTTTTGTTCGCTCACTAGCATATTAAAAGCTTCCCACATTTTTTCTAATGAATCATCATTGATTTTAGCCATTGTTCATCCTCCTATGCATATTGCTTCTTGATCTTGCAGACATATTGTCTAGATTTACCTGTTTTAAATTGAATTTCTCTCGTAGAATAACCTTCTTTTGCCATTCTAACAATTAGATCAATAACTTCTTGCGCTTTTTTTGTTGTAGGTCTACCAAGTTTAACACCTGCTTCTTTTTTTGCTTTAAGAGCATCTTTTGTTCTTCTTGCAAGTTTTTCTCTTTCATTTTGAGAAGCAAAACAGTATGTGTCAAGAACGATTGATTTAATTAATTTGATGTTTAAATCAATAGTTCCATCTTCCTTGTAGATTGAAAGTGATAGAGTGGGTACTTCTAGAATAATGACGTTTATATTTCTATCCTCAAACCATTTATAAGCTTCTTTGATACCGTCCCAATCACGACCCAAACGGTCAACTTCCGTAAAATAAACTGTATCTCCAGCAACTACTGTATTTTTCAATCTATCAAAATCAGGTCTATCGAATGTCTTTCCTGTAATAACATCTACAAACCATGCATCAATATGAATGTTATTCTTTTCAAAATAATCTTTCAAAATGTACTCTTGTCTATCCGTATGTTGTTTGTTTGTACTAATTCTCATGTATGCGTATTTCATATTTATTCCTCCTTCTTGAAATACAGGCGCTACCGTCTTGCGCCAAGTGTCAAACAGATGCAGGGTGACACATACCCCTTATTTTTTTAGATCATCTTTGTCAAAAATAACAACGTCATGTTGTTTTTCTTTGTCTCTAACGACAATTTCTAAACCTAGATAATCACATATTTTAATTAGATCCTCAACATTAAAGCGATTATTACTAAATTTGTTGTTTAATGCTTGTTTAGATGAAACTTTTAGTACATCCATTAAAGAAATTTGCATCTTATTTTTATAAGATAACATCATTTGAATTTTATTCTTTACCATTTTTCCTCCTTGCCCGCCCCATAAACAGATGCGCATGTAGACATACCCCCATACACACCCCTCGAGCGTTTATTAATCTCCTCAACATATATATACCACGGCAACGACACAAAGTCAACAGAAAAGTAAATAAAATATATTTACTATAATATATATGTGATTATAAAGAAAATTAAAAAAATTATAAAAAGCTATTGACTATATAATCAAAATTATTTACTATAAGGACGTAGAAAGAAACGGAGGTCATGAAAGATGAATGAAACAGCTAGAAAAAGAACAATTTACCAAGACCCATATAACTCAATAAAAACATGGGAAGTAACAGAATTAAGCGGTGGATATTACCTAAAACAATTTATCAAGGGGAAACAATTTGGCAGAGGTTCAAGAACTACCAAAAAACACCTTAAAGAAATGGGGATTTTTGAAATGGAATGCATAAAAGTTATAGATAACTGGAAAGAAGAAAGCAGAAACACAGAAAAAAGAAAGCTAGAGCTTAACCGCTTCTGTTTCACTAACAAAGTAATAACAAGAATGATGCTAGAAGTTAGAAGAGCGCTAAAGGAAGAAAAAGCAAGCAACAAAAGGCTTGAGCTAAAAGAAAAACATGCGGAGCTAGTGGAAGCAAGCAAAAAAATATTTGTTATGAAAAGAAAATACTATTAAAGGAGGAATAGAGCAATGGAAGCATATGTTACAAATTTAGGAAAATACAACGAAGGGGAATTGATTGGAAAATGGGCACAATTTCCAATGGATGAAGAAGAATTTACGGAAGCGTTGAAAAGTATCGGAGTTCAAGAAGGTTCAGCTTATGAAGAATATTTTATAACTGATTATGAAACAAGCTACGTAACTGCATACGAAGAATTAGGAGAATACCCAAATTTAGAAAGCTTGAACGAGTTAGCAGAGCTAGACAACAAAATCGGAGAAAATGAAGCACTTCAAGCATTGATAGAAGCGATCGGGAACATTCAAGAAGCTTATGAAACTTTTAAAAATGAAAGATATGTTTTTTATAAGGGTCAAACATTGGAAGACGTAGCTTACGAACTTGTGCAAGATAGGGAAGATCTAAGTGAATTCGCTAGAAGATACTTTGACTATAAATCATTTGCTAATGATTTAAGCTACGAAGGTTATGACAAAGTAGAAAACGGTGTTATTTATTTTTATTAGAAAAGGAGAACAAGAATATGAAAATTTTAAAGGCAGAAGTTAGAACAAGTTACGTAATCGAATACAGCAAAAGGGATTTAATGGACATTATCGCAAACGCTCCAAAGGATAGAAAAAACTATTTAGGAGTTTTTGAAAAATGTGGTGGTGAAAACGTAACAATGGTAGTTGTAAGCAGATACTACGAAGGCATTATTGATTTAACACCCGACCAATTGACATACATAGCAAATAAATTAGGCTTTGACGGTTGGGAAAATGCGGGATACTACAACAGGGATAGAAAGGTAAGAAATATGGTCGTGTACAGAGAAGGCGACACGCTCAACGGATAACAGGAGGAACGGAGATATGAAAAAAATAATTTTAGCGGTTTTAGTTGTTTTAGCTCTTGCGGGGTCATTCCTTGCAGGGGCTAGCCTTGGGGCTAGAGATGTGATTGATAATCAAATAATCACAAACAAGGAACACCAAGAAGGCTTTTACGAAGCCGACTACAGGGGACAAGCTTATTCTTATTGGTATGAATAGCAGAAAAGGAGAATAAAGGCATGAAATATTATTATTTATTTCAACATGATAGCGTTGTAGGTCTTATGGATGAGCTACAAGAAAATTTATACATTTGCCATTTAGATGATGGATATATTGAAAAAATAAAAGATATATGGGAAGTGTTCAGCGCTTACAACAATCTAACATGGAATAGAAAATATAAGAGTATTCTAGTTGATGGGCTAGAAGATAACGGCTTTATTATTTCTTACATAAGCAAAGAGGGAAACATAACAGCTTATAACAGAGATATAGAGCATTATATCTTTATTAAGATTGAAGGAGGGGCAAAAGATGAATAATAACATGTTATTGTTGTTGATCATTGCGCTGTTGTTTCTCAAATTCGCATTGATTGGGCTGTATAATATCAAAAAAGAATGTTATAATTCTTTTAAGAAAGAAGAAAAAGAAAATGAGCTTTTCAAAAAAATAGAAAGAATGAGGGTGTGAGGGACATGGAAAGAAAATGGCTAGAAAGATTAGATAACGAGCATGTATTGCATTATGATTATATCGCTGAAAATGTATGTTTTAGTTCTATTGATTATATGAGCGGTACTATTGAAAAATATAATTCAAATGCAACGTTTAAAATTAAATTGTTGTTAGGCAAAAAAGAAAAAACAATAGCTAAAAATTTAAACGCACTCGATATAAGACTTTATATTGATAAAGATTTAATTAATGCTAGAGTTATTAAAGTTTACGAAATTGATGAAGAATATACATTTATTGTTAAATTTTAAGAAAAAAAAGAGAAAGGCCGAGGGGGATAAGAAAAATGATTTATTTAGGAGAAAACGCAAAGCGATATATTTTAGATGCAGGAATTGAAGAAAGTAAAATAAGCGAATATATCAGCGTGGACCAATTCAAAGAAGCGTTAGAATATGACAAGAGTAAATATAATTTAGAAGCTTTAGAAGTTTCAAAAGATGATAACTACGATTGGAGCGTATCATATAATAACGACGAAATCTTTGAAGTTATTGAAGGGGTAGAGGTGTTATAATTATGTGGACATTATTTAAAATTTTCTTTTATATCGTTGTATTACCTATTAGAGCTATGTGGTGTTTGTTCATGAGCTTAGCAGGTATGTATAAATAGAATCAACATGAATAGATAATAATAAACTAGGTTCAAATATAAAGAGCCTAGTTTTTTTGTTTATAGATATTTAATACCCGTTTATTATTCTTAATACTTTAATACTTAAATACATAATACGTATTAATATATAAGTGCTTGATATTAAAGGAATGCGAATATAAGCCCGTATAAAAGGCTTTTGCTATAACTGGAATAATTAACCCAGAATATATAAAACGTGCGTACAATCGAAAATATAAGCCATTTAAGTATATGCTATGCTATTTACGTATATAGGAATAATTAACCATGAAGCATATAAAGGCCTCGTATAAGCGAATATAAGAGCATATAGAGGTATCTAGCA